CTAAACTAAACTAACCTAATCTAAGATAGGTTAAATAAAATTAACATTGGCTTTCACCTGGACTAAACTATGAATCAACAACAAATGTGTCTAGTTTTTGTATAATGTAGGTTAAATAAAAATTAACATTGGCTTTCACCTGGACTAAACTATGAATCAACAACAAGTGTGTCGAGTTTTTGTATTAGAGCTTTTCAAAAGTACTAACTTCTCATAATCATGAATGATTTAGATGATATAGAAATACGGAACAATGTGGCAGGAATTGGGTACTCACTTCTTACTAATACTGTTAGCGATGTCTTGGAGGAAAACACTTCGGCTTTGAAAAACACCCCTTATTCACAAGTTAATCAATTGGTTGAAAATAAAATTTTTGAGGAAATTAACAGGAAAAAACGTGTTTATTGTGAACTTGAGAATGAATTGATAATACCCGAACTCTTGACTTCTGACCAGCAAAACAAACTGACATTAAACTATGGAAAGTACAATATTAGATTTACTAACAACATCATTAATAGCCACTCTTTTGCTGCTGCTTCTAGACGCTGTGAGGAGAGACATTTACAATCAAAGTTAAATTTTTCTGAATCACATGAATATAATGGGCTATATTACTCTGACATAGGTGGAAACTTTGCAGCCAATTTTAAAAAGGATTTGAAGTCAGTGCATCATTGTTCACCTATATTAGATGTAGTGGATGCTAATCGTAATACTAATAGGATTAATCAAATTACTAATTTCGCCCGAGTTTCGACTCTAAGTACTGAACAGATCAAACATTTTCAGAATATTAAGGATATTAATGATGGTGTTTGTACTTCTACGGACTTTTTGTGTAGAAACAAAGTACAGAACTGCAATGTTAGGACTCCATACGGTTTGGCTCTTCAATCTCTTTACGATATTGCACCTATAGATCTAGTAACCGGTATGTATAATAAGGGTATGACTAGTGTTGTTGCATCAATGATGTGGGACCCCAAAATTCTTTTGTGTAGATCCGGTAGTATTGACAATTTGAATGTACAATGGAGAATATGTAAAACTGAAAATGACCAAAGAACAGCCACTTCCGAGTGCACCAAACCTACTATAAGGTTTTATTTTGTTAAGGATTCGGCTTTGGCTTACGAACACGATCTATCTACATATATTGCTTGGTTTGTTTCTACAGTCATAAATGGTCCTTGCGGTTCTGTGTTTGTTATTGAGTTGTTGGAAGAGATAATGAACATACAATATATAAGGATCAATAGAGTTGACACTAGATCTGTTGGTATTAACAGACCAATTAGTGTACGTAGATGGACAAACTTGGAGGACAAAGTTATTTTGCGTTGGTACCTTTCTTATCTAGATAATGTGAACCCGGGAATGGCAAGAAGATTGGAATCTTATTATTCTAGTTTTGTAAAGAAGAACAGGATGAGTTTGGGCACAAATTTTGAATTTTCTACTGGAACGACATATGAACAAATTCTTCAGGATGCTAAGCGATATTCTGTTGGTTCTAAGTACGTTGAAATTTCCTTTTTAGTTGATAAAGACCTTGTAACTTCAGTGCTTGAATTCATTCTTGGTGCTGCGGATAAAAAGTTCAGTCAACCGGAATGTTTTAATTATGCTAGAAGCAGATGTCACGCTATTTTGGTTGGAAAGGAGGTAATATTGAACGGTAAGGAAATGGATCCTAGACTCCTATTTATCCTTAGTCAGGTACTATATACTTATGCATGGATGTTTAAATACAATCATGGTATAGATATGCAAAATTTTATGGGTCTTGTGAATGAAAACAGACGCTTACTCATGGCTAATTGGTTTAAACGATTATTCTTTTTCTCTTCTGAAAGTAGGTTACGTAGATTTTTTGGTTGTCCATTTCGAGTGTTGAATGAAAAAAGCTATCAATTTTTTAAGAACAAAATTGCAGATCTGAAGAATATGATATCGGTTGCTCCTCCTTATATGGAATTTTCAATTGATAGTTCTTGTTCCGATGAGAGTAAGGTAGAAATTCCTTCCATTGGTATTTTGCGAGATGATGAAAGTCTGTTGCGTAACATACTAGCTTGTTTGGCTGTTTCTACTGATTCAATTAAACCAGACATCAATACCACCGAAGTAAAATTTAATTTACCGTTGAAATTTAGAGAAAAATTTATACCTATGGACTACATTATTAATTGTTCTAAATTTTTTGTTGAACGTAGTCATAATTCCAAACTTACGAAAAAATTGATTAATGAAATAGGTACATTTGACTCTGTACTCATAGAGTATCAGCCTTCAAATTTCTTTGACAAATTCATATCTGAATTATTCTCTAAGTTTTATGTAATAGATTTTTCTTTTTTGTGTGAAGATGGACTGGTTTATTTGCGTCTTATAGGTGGTAAGGGTCTGCGCAAAAGAATGCATTATAGGGAATTTGAAGCAAAGAAGTCTGTTTTGTTATGTAATTTGTATGATGAATTTATTGTTAGCAATGTTGTTAGAACTGTTAGTGTATGTCCTGGAAAGTCCATTGATAAATTTATGTTTGTTGATGAAATAGTTAGAATGAAATCAGAATTAGCTAACTTTAATGTTATTCCTGGCCCAAAGATTCATAAGAACAAAACTAATGCCTGTATTAAATTAATACAGATAAATAAAGTGTTTAACAACATGCTTTTGGATGTTTTACCTGGTAGTACTATAGTTGATGTTGCATCTGGTCCGGGTTCATGGTCACAACATGTATCTGAATTTAATGGTTCTAAATTTAATAATACTGTGAATTCCTCAAACATGTTATCTTGTTCTTTTAAAAATAATGGTAATATGACCGATACTTTTAATCATCCTAATAGATTGCGGTTCGAAGACCAGTTGCCCGAGTTTGACTTATTAAATGATAGTTGTGTTGAGGGTTTCATATCATTCGTTAAACGAAATTCAAGTAAGAATGGAGTTGAATTACTAATGGCTGATGGTGGTATTGATGGGGCGTACGCAGATCAGGAAGCTAGATCCTTAAGGTTATTTTCCAACGAAATGCGTATAGCCGCAGCAGTACTGGCAAAAGGTGGTAGATCAATAATTAAACTGTACATTGGAGAAACGTATGAAACTTCTCAACTTGTAGCTAACTATAGTCAGTACTTTAAGTATTCATTTTTAATTAAACCACAAAATTCAAATCCTGTAAACGGTGAAGTCTATTTAGTTTCGCTTAATTATTTAGGTGTTAGTTCTGTAAGTAACTATGATTCAGGTTTTTATAAAGCTGGTTTGGAAAATTATATAAATCAATTTAATTACAATAGATTTAATAGTCTATATAATAAGTTAGAAACCTTGAAACGTAATGAATTGGATGAAGATTTTAGTGATAGTGATTATGAATCCGGGGATGAAATGTCCGTTGTATTTGAAGAGACTGGTGCTCTGGCTGAGAGGAGTGATGAAATATTTAGAAACTTTCAAAATATCGAAATGGCTCGTGAAGTATTTGCTAAAGAAAGAGAATTGTGCGTTGAGATAATTGAACTGCAGGATTCATTTTCGGAAGAAAAAGATACTTTGTCTGTAAACACTGACGAGTCTTCTATAGATGATTCCGTTACGATTGTAGCATGTGATGAGAATAGTCAAGAAGAAAGTTATTCAATGGAGGAATTTATGCAAGGTTCTTTGGAAATTTGTCGTGAGAATGTTGAATCTAGTGACGATTCTTGTGAGTCTGAATTTTTAGAGGCAGAAGGATTTGATTCACTTGTAGAAATAGAACCTTGTGTTGAGTCTGTTCGAGATGTAAATAAATTAAAACCTGAATGTAATATAGTTAATGTTAGTTGTAAAGATTTAGATTATAAATTTGAATCTGTATATATTCTACCTAATTTAAAAGAAATAGATACTCCTCCCGATGGTAATTGTTTGTTTCATTCATTGGCATTAGGATCGTTTGAACCTGATGTTTTGAAGCAACAACTGCTTGAATTTTATGAGAGTAACGATATATTTAATCATACTATAAATATTAGAGATAGTATTATAGATGCCTTAACTAAGAAAGGTGTATGGGCTTTTTCAGATATAATTGATATTTATTGTAAAAAATACAGGTGTAGGGTTTATGAGTTTGATTTTCAAAGTAGGTTAGTTATAATTCATGGTATAGAGTTTGAACATAACAATATTACTTGTAAATACATTCTATTTAGACAATCACACTATTCAGTTTTGTTGGAAAAAACTTCAATTTTTATTAACAAATTCATAGATGAACATATATATAGATTAACAACAATACTTGAAAAGTTTCCGGACGATTTAGTAACTAATTCTGTGTTTGCAGATGTAAAAACTATAAATGAAGGATATCACGTAATCCATGTGAATTCTATAAGTGTTTTCCCTTCTAAATTCATTAAGACTATTAAAACTTATCCTGATAGTATTCCATTTGTGCTTGTTAGTATTTCTAATGGTTCTGATGAAGATTCTGTTAGTTCTGCTGATTTACACAAATCCATAATAGAACACTGGCGTCTTTGTAAGAACTGTAAGGAAGGTAAAATGTTGAATTGGTTTCATCACACCGTGCTTACAAAATTGCAGTTTTCATGTAAACCTAGAAAGGAGTGTATTGTGTCTGATGACATTTCCTTTTGTGATATAATAATCAAACCTTATAAGACTGATTGGGTTGTTACTACTGAAACATTAAGTCATAGAATAGAAGGTGAAAAATTGCTTATAGCATATCCTTCTGCAAATATGAGTGAGGAATTGATAGCTGAGATGTTAAAAATACTTTTTAGTAATTATGATTTAGCACTAGTAAATTCTTTAGGCTTAGATTGTGAAATGCTTTTCGAAAATTACAAGTTTTTTAATTGTTTAGTGAAGTATTTTGATGTAGTTTATCATAAGAAATTAGTGTATAATGATAATCAAGGTTATGAATTCAATTACAACGTATTATTAGGTAATAATATGTCTTCAATAGTTATTAACAGTATGAATGAAATTAGAGCTGCTTATCGTAGTACTTTGGCTAAAGTGTTAAGAAACTGTGTAGATATTTATAATAAGTTTAGTATTAGTATTAGTAATGGTTTAAGTACGGTATTAGAGAATTCTGTAAATGTATTATGTATATCTTCTAGAAAATTGGTTGTTTGTAATAGGGATAAGAAACATGCTTACGGTTACGGGTTTTCCAAACTAACACAGACAGGGCATCTTTATAGTTTAAATGATTATTATAGTAGTAATAGTACAGACAGGAATGCTTTCTTTGAAAGGATGATGCAGGCACAGGTTGATTATATCATAATGTACAGAGCTACAGAAGTTTTATTAGAACCTGCTTTGTATGATGAATTGAAAGAATATTACATAATGGAAGAATTTGTCAAGGACTTAGATATTGAGGTTATTAGAGGTGTTCCTGGTGCGGGAAAGACTGCTTACATTTTGAATAGACATAACGTATGTGAGGATTTGAAAGAAATAGTATTAACAGCCACTAGAGAAGCTGCAAACGATATTCGTAGTCGTGTTTCAAAACTTAAAAAATTTAATGACTCTCGTTTACTGAAATATAAATACGCAACGCTGGAATCTGCCGTGATGAATTCTCACAGATATGTCGAACCTGTGGAAACAGTCTATTTTGATGAAGCTTTCCTTAAACACATGGGTCTTTGCTTTTGGGGTGCTTATCTTTTGAAAGCCAAAACTTGCGTGTTTGTTGGTGATGAGTCACAAGTGCCGTATACTGACCGCAATAACCTTCAACTGTCTTTTTCACATATTTCATCACTAGCTGGATCTATAACTAAAGAAAAACAAACTTTCTTACACATTTCTCATAGAGTTCCTAGAGATGTTTGCACCATGATTAACAAACTAATCACTATAGATAATAAACCCATGTACAGTAGGAATATGGAAACTAGCAATAAGATCGAACGCTCTTTCGACTGGCAGCTCATAACTGGGATAAATGATCCAAAAATGAGTATGAAAAAATTTGACCATTATTTAGTGTTTACACAGGATGAAAAATCTGAAATGAACAAGAAGGGTTATGTGTGTAATACTATACATGAATTTCAAGGACAGCAAAGAGACAATATAGCAATAGTTAGAATTAGATCCGTGTCCAATCAACTATATAGTAATTCCAACCATATATTGACTGGTATTTCTAGACACAAGGTTAGTTTTTGTTACTTTACAGTTACAGAGGACACTTTATCTAGAATGATTACTAGACTTATAGGGTTACCTATTCAACCATCTGTTAATTGTGGTGGAGGTTATGTATTTAACACTGCCTATAATAGAACACCTACAGAAAATAGAACAAATCCTAGATTAACTGGTACAGATCTAAGTCCAGGACATGAATTAGTTATAATTCCATCCTACACTGTTGATTTGAATAAAGAAGATAGAGTTTTAGCAGATATAGTGCAAACCAATGATGGGAATGGTACAAGAGGAGCTTATATAATATCTCGTGAGGTTTCCATTCTCACAAGAACTGAAATTGAACCAGTACTAGTGGGTCCTACATATGATAATATAAACATATTACAAACGTATGTAGATTTGCTTAGACCAGGCAGTTCTCTGGTTTACACTAGACATTATTATGACATATTCGAACATTCTGACTTAAATTTAACTTCTACAGGTTTTAAAATAGCTCCCGTAAAATCGTTACCTGAGAAAAATGACACTATGACACCAACTTTGCGTACATCTTGCCCGCAAAAATTTCAAAGAACTCAGAAATCATTCTTAAAAGCTTTTAATGAACGAAATGGGGCTATAGATGTAGCTGAAACGGCTGTGTACGATAGGATGGTGTTGGATGTTTCCTTTGATACGTTTTGCAAGACATATTTTAAACCTGGATATGAAAATTTACTTAAATTATTTAAAGAATCCCCTATTACTGTAAATGTAGATTCCATAACAAAATGGTTAGCTACCCAACCGCCTAGTGTTTATGAAGATTTAAAATCTGTAGAGTTGAAACATTTAGTATTTAACATCACTAATAAATATTCTTATATGTTAAAAAATATGTCTAAACCTAAATTAGATCCTCATCCTGAAAATGATTTTTCTAGTCCGCAAGCAATAGCCTTTTTATCAAAATTAGTGAATTGTATATATTGTCCCGTTGTGCAGGAAATAAAGAAACGTATCCAAATCTTATTAAAACCTGATAAATTACTTTTTACAGATATGTCAGTATCATCTTTTCAAGAAATTTTAACTGAACTCATTCCTAAAAAATTATTGAAGAAAATAAAAACAAAATTTGAAATTGATTTTTCGAAATACGATAGATCCCAAAGAGGTAGGACATTAGAATTTGAGTGCCAAGTCTTGAGAGCTTTTGGCATGCCTGAAAATTTGATTACATTGTGGGTTTTAGTACATAAAGTGTCTGTTTTGATTGCAACAGATGTAAGGTTTAAGGCTATCGTCGAATATCAAAGGAAAAGTGGTGACGCTATGACTTTCCTTGGAAACACTCTTTGGTTGATGTATGTATTATTGCACGTTTTAGGATACGAAACATTATGTAATTCCATTTGTCTTTTTGGTGGGGACGATTCTCTCATACTATGTTTGAAAAATTTTTTGTTAACTGCAATAGACTTGTTTAAAATTTCCTCTTCTTCATTTAACATGGAATTGAAAGTCATAGATTGTAACTCCTTTTATTTTTGTTCTAGGTTTTTAGTTTATAGTGATTATCATAATGCTTGGTACGTTATTCCAGACCCACTTAAAGCCTTAATAAAATTGGGAAGATACGATTTGGTTAACAGTGATCATGCTAACGAATATCGTATTTCTCTTAGGGATAACTGGGTAAATTATGGTAATGTTATATTACATGAAATCATAGATTATAATTTTAATGATAGGTATCAAACCAAAGTAAGCATTTCACTGTTATTAGCAGCTTTATATAATATAGTTAACGACCCATTAGAATTTAGAAATCTTTACTATTGGTACCCTGGTGATAGTGAATCAGTGTATACTAAATTACCTAGTTTAGATATTTAAATGTTATGTATTTTTTGTATTATAAAATTATAATATTATATTACTATATCAGAC